ACAGAATGTTCTTTTAAAATATCAATAATATGGTAAAGTGGAATGATGATACAATAGAGTATTTCAAAAAACAGAATAAGCCGGGTTGTGAAGGTACTTACATTAGAGAACTTTCTGATTTTGTATATAAAAATTGTACAATAGAAGGTGTTGAAACATATCAGAATCTAATAGAAGATTTGGTAGGAAAAACAAAACGACATGAGAATAGGATATAAAAAATTTAAAGAGATTAGAAAGTGGTATGGTTCATCTGATTTTGAAATCGGATATGATAGCGATGCATTAACACTTCGATTTGGATATTGGCAAAAAGTAGATTTCGAGGGATTACAACAAATATTACCAGAATACCTCAAAGTTACAGAACATCTAGTAGATGAAGATGATGATTGTGGAGCTCTTTATAATTACACAATTAAACGAGCATATTATGGTCATCCCTCTTTTCAAGAAAAATAATTTAAAAAAGCTTTGGATATATGAAATATTTTTCGTATATTTGTATAACAAATAGAAAAAGATGAAAGAACAAACAACAAAACCTAATGAAACCGCACAAGAATTCTGTGAAAGAATGTACCCACAAACTTGTGATGAGTTCAAGAACATCCTAGATGAAATGTATATAACATTTTGTAAGAAACAAAGAAATTATGGACCTGGTAATATATCAGTTGGTTCTCAGTTAGAAACCGATGATGATAAGAAAGTTGCTTTAACTGGTTTATGGTTCAGAAAGAATGATAAAATTCAAAGATTACTTCAATTAGTTGTTAAAGGACAACCTGATGAAGTAGGAGAAAATATTCAAGATACTTACGAAGATTTATCTGTTTATGGTATAATCTCACAACTTGTACAAAGAGGTAAATGGGCTAAGTAAATTGTTAATAAGTAACCAAAAAAGTTCGGTGGTTTTTGAGGTTTCTTTATATTTATATGTACACCGAGTGTTACTAGTTTAGCACTCAAAACTTTAAACTTAAAACAATTAATAATTAACACTAAAAGGTAAAAATCATGGCTTTAGACATTAACGCAATCAGAGGTAGACTGAACAAACTACAAAACACACAACGTAAATCAGATTCATTATGGAAACCAACTCCTGGTAAACACCAAGTGAGAATAGTTCCTTATCAATTCGAAAAGGATAATCCATTTATTGAACTGTACTTTCACTACAACATTAACAACAAAACTTATTTATCACCACAATCATTTGGTAGACCAGACCCTATTGTAGAGTTTGCGGATAAACTAAAAAGAATGGGAGATAAAGAAGATTGGAAAGCAGCGAAAGCTATGGAGCCAAAACTTCGTACTTTTGTACCTGTTATTGTTAGAGGTGAAGAAGGTGAAGGAGTTCGTTTTTGGGGATTCGGTAAAACAGTATATCAAGAAATTCTTGGATACATTGCTGACCCAGATTACGGAGATATCACAGACCCAAATAGTGGTAGAGATTTAACAATCGAATACAAATCAGCTGAAGAAGCTGGTACGAGTTATCCAACTACTACCATTAGAGTTAAACCAAAGGCATCTCCTGTAACTGAAGATGAAGCTAAGGTAACTCAATTCTTGGAATCACAAACTGAAATTACAGATTTATATTCTGAATTATCTTATGATGAATTAAAATCAGTATTAGAAGGTTGGTTAAATCCAAGTGGTGAAGGTGAGAAGGAAACTGTATCGCAAAGTACTTTATCTCAAAGTACTCCATCTCAACCAACACCAACTGCACCAACTGCACCAACTACAACTGAATCAGCAAAGAAAACTGATGATGTAGCTGCGGCATTTGATGACTTATTTAACAACTAAAAACCAATTTAATGGCGAAAAAGAAAGCAGACCCGGAGTTTGAGTTGGCGGATATCCTGGCAACTGAGTTAAACAAACAATCCAAAGACCAAAAAGTAGCATTTTTTCTTAACGATGATGAAGCTCCTACAAATGTAGATGGGTGGATATCGACAGGATGTGCTATGTTAGATGTGGCAATTTCGAATCGTCCTTATGGTGGTTTACCAGTTGGTAGAATAACTGAAATTACAGGATTAGAACAATCAGGAAAATCATTAGTATCAGCCCACCTCCTTGCGGAAACACAAAAGCAAGGTGGTGTTGCTGTTCTTATTGATACAGAAACTGCAGTAAGTAGAGAATTTTTAGAAGCAATCGGTGTTGACGTTTCTAAACTTCTTTATGTAACCGCAGATTCGGTTGAGCAAATCTTTGATTTCACAGAAACTATCATTGAGAAAGTTAGAGAAACATCAAAGGATAAATTAGTTACTATCGTAGTAGATTCAGTAGCAGCAGCCTCCACAACGAATGAGTTGGCTTCTGATTATAAGAAAGATGGATACGCTACCGATAAAGCTATTATTATCTCCAAGGCAATGAGAAAGATTACCAATATGATTGGTAGACAGAAAATCTCATTGGTATTCACTAACCAACTTAGACAGAAGATGAACGCTATGTTCGGAGACCCTTGGACTACAAGTGGTGGTAAAGCTCTTGCTTTCCATGCATCTGTAAGATTAAGGTTGAAGAATATGGGACAAATCAAGATGAAACAAGGTGGTCAAGAGAGGACAGTTGGAATGAAGGTTCGTTGTCAAGTAGTAAAAAACAGAATGGGACCGCCACTAAGGGCAGCTGATTTTGAAATCTACTTTGATAGAGGAATAGATAACTACGGTTCGTGGTTAAAAGTTATGAAAGAAAATAATTTAGTCAAACAAGCAGGTGCATGGTACACGTATGTTGATACAGAGACTGGAGAGGAAATAAAATTCCAATCCAAAGATTTCATCGAAATGATGGGTGAGAAAGAAGCGTTACGTGAACAGATTTATAAGAAAATTTGTGAAGAAACCATATTACAGTATAAAGGTGATACTCTTGATATCGATAATATGGAAATAGATACTAAAGGACCTGGTGTTGGCGATTAAAACAAATTCAATATGAGTAAATTAATTACAATGTTGAGATTAAGTGCAGAGGCTGATAAAGCCAAAGCACTTTTATCTCTTGACTTATTAGATAATAAGGCAGTTGGGATTGGTGACCATTCTACAGATGATTTCTACAAAAATGCAGAGGAAGCTCTGATTAAGTTAGTAGATGCAGATGATAGAATAGCAGCAATAGAGAAATATTTTCCTCCAACAAAAGAAGTTATATAAATGAAAGAACTATACAAGAACATTTTAGATTCGGTTGAAACTGATAGAACCCAAAATGTCAATAGACACAAGAATTCTCGTGTATTAATTATTGATGGGTTAAACACATTCATCAGATGTTGGTCATCAATACCAACTATGAATGAAGATGGAGACCACGCAGGTGGTGCAACCGGTGCATTAAAATCAATAGGTTACGCAATAAGACAAACTCAACCGACTCGTGTTGTTGTAGTGTTCGATGGTAAGGGTGGTTCAGCATCACGTAAGAAAAAGTTTAGTGGGTATAAAGCTCAAAGAGATTCTAACAAACTTAGAGTAAATCGTGCTTATAAAGGTATGATGAATGATGAGGATGAAAGAGAATCTATGAAAAGACAATTCGTTTGGTTAAATGAAATGTTGGATGGGTTACCTTTAACAACTATGATTTACGATGGAGTTGAAGCAGATGATATAATGGCTTATATCTCTACCACACTTCTCAAGGAAGATGAACAAGCGGTAATTATGTCAACAGATAAGGATTTCCTTCAACTGATTGATGATACAACTATCGTTTGGTCACCTACCAAAAAGAAAATGTATAATACAAAAATGGTAAAAGAAGAATTTGGTATTGAATCAAAGAACCTTTTATTATATAGAGTATTGGATGGAGATAAATCAGATAATATTCCTGGCGTATATGGATGTGGAATCAAAACAGTATTGAAGAGATTCCCAGAAATAGGTGAAGAAGAAAAGTTATCAGTAGATGATTTATTACAACTTTGTGAAACTAAATATGATGAGACAAAGGGTAAAATAAAGATATATAAAGATATTCTTGGTTCTAAAAACCAAATTTTATTAAACAGAGAACTAATGCAACTAGATGATGTTGATATTAGTGGTACTATTAAAATGAATACTTTAGATAGATTTAACGAACCAGTTCCCTCTCTAAATAAATTGGATTTTATGAAAATCCTCCTTAAGTACAAGGTTATAGGAAACTTCGGTGATATCAATGATTGGTTAAAAACCACATTCGGTAACATCATTACAGATTAATTTATTGGGTGATTGAAGATTGAGATAAAACCGCTCATTCGAGGCTACCGGACATCACCCATAAATTATTTTAAAAAACATTAGGTTATTTCAAATATATTTCGTATATTTGTATAAGTTTTAAAAAGAGTCAATGGCAGAACAAATAGATACATTATCAAAATATGGACAATCCTTTCAATCGAAAGTATTATCTGCATTATTGACAGATGGTAAATTTCTTGATACAATTAGTGAAATAACAACTGCAAAGTTCTTTGAGAACGATGCTAATAAATGGATTGTATCTGAAATTTTAGCATATCATAGTGAATATAGAAAGATCGGAAGAGCACACGTCTGAACTCCAGTCACGT